TAGTCATATTTTGAATTGTAAGGTAGGTGTCGTAGAGGTCACCCTCGTATCCCGAAATATATGCCTCGGCAATGAATGGTTGATGTGGCATGACCCACACCGCAGCATCCCCCAGCTTGTCTGCTCCTGCATATGCAATCCCACGATAGCACCCCACCTCGACAGGCTTATCGAGTGCTATATTAGCAGTTGGGACTTTCTCTGCAAAGCCTTCACCTCTGACAACTGGGCCTTCTAAATTCAAGCCATGAGCCTTTCGATTAGTTCGGGTTGAATCCTCTTCCTTTGACCATGTCGAGTGGCGAACAGTTTTTTTTCACGCCAATCGGGATGCCTCGATGTAAATTCATCGATGAGAGTTTCCAGCCCTTGCTTGTTTTTTGATAATACGTCTTGGAACTCGATAGCAGTGCCTTCCCTTTTCTGGGGTAGCCAATGCCGATCCAAATCGTCTTCATCGACCTGTCTTGCAAAACCGACTGCGACCAACTCGCCATCTTTCTGGACGAGGTGCATACTTCCAATGTCGGCGGAGAAGCTGATGAAAGGTGAAAGGATATTGTTTGGCCATCTTCCGAAACAAGTTCCCCTTCGGTCATTTCCTCGTATAAAATCGATGACATCACCAACTCCAAAATCTCTGGCACTAGTCCCATCCACTGGCCTATCTCTCCGGTTTAATTGGTTGCCCAAATGCACTCGCTTGTATCGAGTGAACTGCAAGGCGTCCGGAGTCGGCCTTGACCTTAAATTGCATTTGGTTAAATCGNCCTTTCGGGATTAAGTTGTACCCCTTGCGGACAAGGTTGCTGTTCGCGGCGATAGTCACATTGCTCGCCAGTTCAGATTCGGTGCTACTCAAATCCTTGTAGTAGTCCAAATCCGCTGAAATGTCCGTGGAGTGAATGTTCTCCAAGTTAAACTGAACCGAGTGACCGATCTTGTCGCCCCAAGTCTCACCAAAGCGATATGCTCGCGTTTTGATGTACGACTCGTAATCAGTTCCGCCATCTTGATAGTTCGTAAGTGTCGTAGAGTTTTCGGCAGTAAAATCGTCCCAAGTAAACAACTTGCCGCTTTGGTCGCCAAAGTTAAGCCGCAGCTTTCCGCCAAATGCGGTAATCACCCAATCGCGCGGTTGCCATCCCGTCCAGAACCCTGTCCATGACGAGGCAAGTAGGTGGTAGCACAACACATGATCCGGCTCGGTAGCACTTCCAAGCGGAACCGCGATTAGGTAACGGTTACGCCAATACACCGCAGCGCACTTGCTGATCGCTGATTGATTGATTTGGCCCACCAAATCGTTGATGGGGCTTGATAAAGGTTGAGAGATGTCGGTTTGCGCGCCTGACTCAATAGTCTTCACTGACCGAACACCATCACGCGACATAAACAGCACATCGGAGCCAACTTGCTGCACTGTGCGCGCTGCCACGCAACCCACGCGGTTATTGATTAAGCGGATTTGCCATTCAGCCACGCTTTGAGCCGGATTAGCATTTACCACCCAAATCGAACGCTCCTTAAACACTAGCAGGTTAAAATCAAACCAAGATGTCAGGGCAACAATGGGGTCACCATCACCACCACCCACTCGTATGCTGTTGCCCGCCAAATCGAATGACTCACCATCCAGGATGTCGCTGCAATAAATCGTGTCAGACGGCACTGCGGTGTCTGCACTGGTGGCAAATAGCCGGTTAGTGTGAGAAACAAGCAGCTTCGGCTTGCTAGGCGTCTGGCTAACCTTGGCGATACCTTCAGCAGTGGTTCCTCCTGAAGGTGCTGCGGTAAATGTTATAGTGGGTGGCGTGGTAGTAGAGTATCCGCTACCGGCAGTGGTTATATCCGCGCCTACCACCTTACCTCCGTAACCCATGTTGGAAGTTGCCGCCGCGCCGCCGGATGAAAAAGCAATTGTGGGGGCGGTCGTATAACCTTCACCTTTAGTGGTTATTTCGATGGAAGTAATCCGCCCGCCGGAGATGGATTGATTGGTTCCAGAGTCATCAATGTAACGCAATGCCCCATCCCCATCGCAGTAGTACATCCGGTTGGCAAGTNGCGCGAAGTTCACATCCGAACCAGCCGCCAGTGATGATCCGCTGATGGTGGAGTAAGTTCCCGATTCAGTTGAAATCTTCAGGTTGTTGGAACCATCTGCAAGCACCAACCTTTCAGTAGTTCCGGAATCAAAGTAACTTGCGCCCGTGATCGGCGCAGTAACCCCGTTCCATAATTGCCCTTCAGCTTCCCAGTTATTTGATGCTGAATCCCATGACAGGTAGCCTAAAGTTAATGCCGCGCCCCTGCGAGTTACAGCATTACCAAACTCATCGAGGTCAATGTTCTTACCCTCAACATACCCGTTTTCAGGCACAAGATTCGCGCGGGTCGCGCTAACCTGACCGCCAACAAAGGAATCATTCCCATCAATTAGGATGGGGTCATCAAGGGCATTGTTGCTTAAAGTAGGCATCAGTTAATGATGAAATCGTTTCGGCTCCAGTGTGACGGCACATCCGGCACAATAACTGAAACCTTGTTCTGTTGGACGTTGTCCAGTTCGCGGCTAATCTGCAAAAGTATTGTCGCCTCGGTAAATTTTAGCTGCGCCTTGCTGTACTGCATCGAACGCTCAAGCATATCCCCTTCAGCATACGCCAGCAGAACATTGTCAACACCTGGAATCACCGGAGAGTCGGAGTCGCCAAGGTCAGTGTTCTTCAGCTTGCCCAGCGCGTAAACCGTTCCGGCGGCGTTGGGAGTGGGTATGGGCTTGATGCGGCAGTTTCCGCTGGCGTCTTTTGGAAGCGGGGTAAAGTTAACCGGAGTGGTGCGGCGATCTGCCGTGTTGTTCCAAATATTAGGGTCAAGCTGGAAGAACTGTATCCAATTCTGGCCGCTTATTTCATGGCCTTCATCCTTGCCGGTTTCAGTAAACTTTGCCGCCACAACGAAATCCAACCGAGGCGCGGTGGATGCCGTGGTGGTGGATGTCGGGTAATAGAATATTGTTGGGTCACCAGACAAGGTGACCGTTTCGTCATTCGCACTAACAGACGCGCTGACCACGCCCAAGGTTTGAGTCCAAAGTTGCGACTCCCAAACCATGCGGTAGCGGTTATTGATAAACTTTTTGCAAGTCACAACCGATGCGCTATCGGTGTCGCTCAATTTCGTCGTAATCTGATCTGCCAGTTCGCTTAATGTCATCGTTTGCCTTCTATTCGACGCTCCAGTTCGTTTATATACCGACCTAAATCTATTATGAGTGCTTCACTCTCCGGATGCTCCGTTATCTGCTCCATCCCCAGTGGATGTCTCTCGGCTATCTCCTGAAACCCGTTCAGCTTCTCGCTTATGCATCCTGCGCTCGCGAGCAGCATCAATAAGATCGTAAATTTTATCATTCTTCTCATTCTCGCGAGCTTGTGCCTGTGCTGCCGTAGCCACATCCCCCAGCCGCTCAAGGGCATCCACAATCTTCGGGATCGCCCTCAAGGCGGCTAGTAGGTCTAGTATCATTTTTTGGCAGCGTATTCTTTCATTGCGTCCACAATCCCCTGACCTCCAATGTAGGCAGGAACGATTATAATCACGGCACTAACCAATTGCTCCGTTAGTTCAGGAGAAAGGTTGAGCCATTCAGTAGCGGCAACAGTCAAAAGACCTCCAACCGCTACCCATAGTTTTCTGCTTTTCAGTTTTTCTTTCATACTAGGAACCTATGATCTTACTTAACGCTACGCCTCCACCCGCCGAGCCAGCCCCAACCGCGCCAAGCAACCACCATTTAAAAGTCTCAAGTCGCTCAATTCGTTCTTCATGCTGATCTATTTTAGTCAAAATCTTTTCCAACTTTTCCGTGTTGCCCACCTGCCGCGCTTCCATTCTTGTCAGAATAGAGTCAAGCGAATTTGGGTTTGGGACGTAATCAGGCATCTCCCTGCTCCTCCTCTGCCGCAGCCTCTTCAGCTTCCATCCGGTCACGCTCGGCCTGTTCGTCAGGGTTGATCGGCCAGTTTTGCACAATAGCATCAATGGCCTCGTAGCTTTCGGCAGCGTTGTATTCGCCTTCCAGACGATCCGCCTCGGCAATTACAGCAGCACGGTACTCGGCCCAATCATCGGCCACCACTCGGCTACGCTCTACGCTGGCAATCACCATCCAATCGGATTGAGCCAACAGTTTACCCGCAGTATCTTTAGCTCGCGCAATGCCGTCCGACTTCTCACGATCCAACGGCGCACGAACTACTGGCGGCTCTTCAGGCGTAACCCAGCTAATGCCTTGAGCCTCTTTGTCGGTAGGTGTGGAAACCCGAAGCCAGTTTGCAGGAAATGAAATGTTGTTATGGCTGAAGGCTTTGTCCAGCGGGAGTGCGCGTCCTTCTGTTGTGGTGTATGGCATGATTAAATCTTTCTGTTATCTGGCGTTGCTTGGGGCGGAGAAGGGCTGTTCGGCAAAACACGCATAGATGTATTTAGCGGATGATGACGAACTGTTAATGGTATTGTTGGTGGCTCTAATCTTGAACCCATTTGAACACAGGTCGATTGCCTCATTGGTAGTCTCCGCTCCTGAACTGTTGGGGTGCAAAAGCGCGTTAGCAGGATTGTAGGTGTCCCTAGCGGAATCTTTTAAGCCCCATCCAAAGCCGCTAGAGTCTATGCGTTTGGTCAGCACGAACGCTGGTCGGAATCCTGTGTAGAGTAAAGGGGTCCGTTTACGTTTCCGTTTGGGTTGTAAATGCCGAACTTTGAATAGCCTTCGACGCCAGCCCAAGCGTACATCACATAATCTATCCCGCTTTCATTCGTGTACAAGCTATCGCTACTATTGTAAACCGTATTGATTATCGTATTTTCAGAACCGCTTTTGGGTATCAGAATATCGTAGTACGGCTCGGTAGCCGCGTAGTTTTGATTCAGTTGTAAGTATGCGTGTGTTCCGTAGCCAGAACTGGAGGCAGCTTCAGCGTGTTTATGGTAAACGTGCCAGTTTCCCTCGGACGCAGAACTGCTCCTAGATTTTGCAATGATGAACTCTGGCTCGTCTCGGAGGGAGTGTGTTATTTCCTGTGTGTCACCATCACTGCTTCCGTTGCCGCTGTAGGTAATGATGCTGAATCCGGCGGATGCGTTATACTTCTCTACTGGGCCACTATTGCTAGTAAGTGTAGCCGTATCAGTGCCGGTGTAGCTAGTGGTGGCTGTTTTTAGCGAGTCGCCATTGGCCCATCCGGTTGGGGGAGAGTAGTTGTAGTTAGTGCCGCCGTCATCGTTTGAGGAGTTGTTAGTTGTCCACTCTGATGTAGAGCCATCTAGTATGGTAATCTTCTGCTCATTTAAGAGGTCATTGTAGGAGTTAGGGTAATCGTACTCCTGCCCGTCACCGGAAGTGTCGTAATGCCATTTGA